ATCAAGTATGGGTAATACTACAACAGCAGCTAATAACGTAGCGGTTGGTGCTGGTACTTTACAGCTTAATACAACAGGTGCTGGTAATGTTGCGGTTGGTTTAAGATCTTTATGTAAAAATACAACAGCTTCTAACAATGTTGCTGTTGGTATATTTTCTTTATGTTCTAACACAACAGGAACTCCTAACGTAGCAGTTGGTAATAGCGCACTAACAGCAAACACAACAGCTGGTAATAACGTAGCTGTTGGAAATCAAGCTCTATGTAAAAATACAACAGGTTCAACAAACTCTGCTTTAGGTGGTAATGCATTATGTGCCAATACTACAGGAACAGGAAACACAGCAGTAGGTTATGATGCTTTACTTTTAAATACTACAGCTTCAAGCAACACAGCTGTGGGTTTAAATGCTATGAGGACTAACACAACAGGAACAAATAATGATGCTTTTGGAGATAGTGCTTTAGTAGATAACACAACAGGAAATACTAATGTTGCATTGGGAAGATTTAGTTTAGGTGACAACACGACAGGATGTTGCAATATTTCTATAGGTAATTCTGCTATGAGAAAAAATACAACAGGACAACAGAATGTTGTAATAGGTAGAAGTGCTGGACAATGTAGTTTAACAGGAGATAATAATACAGCTGTTGGAGATCAAGCATTAAGATTTAATACTGCATCAAATAATGTAGCAATTGGATGTGGTGCTTTGACAGATAATACATCAGGTGATCAGAACACAGCAGCAGGTGGAACAGCTTTAGGAGATAATACTGAAGGAGAATACAATGCAGCTTTCGGTTATAATGCTTTAAGAAAAAATACTACAGCAGATAACAATGCAGCATTTGGTTACTATGCTTTGGCTTGTAATACAACAGGTACAAATAATGTTGCAGTTGGTCATTGTGCATTAAAAGCTAACACAACAGCTGGAGTTAACGTTGCAGTAGGAAAATCTGCTATGTTAGTAAATACTACAGGTGCAGAAAATGTAGCTTTTGGTAATTCTTTAGAAGCAAACACTACAGGTTCATGTAATAGTGCTCTTGGTAATGGTTCACTTCAAGCAAACACTACAGGCTCATTTAATACTGGTGCAGGTAGATTTGCTTTGAAAAAAAATACAACGGCAAATAACAACACAGCTGTTGGAATGTGTGCTTTATTTGATAACACAACAGGTGGAAGCACAGTTGCAGTTGGTTTTCAATCTTTAATGAATCAGACTACAGGAGATTCAAATATAGGAATTGGTGAAAGATCTGGTTGTGGTTTAATATTTTAATTGGTCAAGGTATTGGTCAAGCAACAATAACAGGACATTGTAATGTTGGAGTTGCTTATCAAGGTTTGCTTAGTTTAACATCTGGTGGCTGTAACGTAGCAATGGGTTATAGGTCTATGTATAGCACTACAACAGCAGATTTTAATACTGCTGTTGGTAGACAATCTATGTTTTCAAATACTACAGGTAGTAGAAATGTGGCAGTTGGTTTAAATGCAATGTATTCTGTTACTACAGGTGTATGTAATGTAGCCATAGGTCCAAATGCTCTATATTCTGTTACTACAGGCACTACTAATACAGCAGTTGGATCTTGTGCTTTAGAAGCTAATACAGGTGTAAGTAATGTAGCTGTTGGATGTGGAGCTTTAGATGCTAACACGTCAGCTGATGCAAACGTAGCAGTAGGTACAAATGCTTTAGGTGCTAATACAACAGCAGAATCTAATACAGCAGTTGGACATGAGGCATTAGCTGCTACCACAACAGGGCAACAAAATACAGCATTAGGTTATCGAGCCTTAAAAGACCTTACAGGATCTGAAAATACAGGTGTTGGTTATAATACAATGAATTCGTCAGTAACAGGACAGGGAAATGCTGCGTTTCTCCTGGTGGACAAATAGATACTGAAAGTAATCAAATTGTATTAGGTGATGAAAATATTAGTGGTCTTTTTTGTGCTGATACCTCTATCTCATCATCAGATTTAAGAGATAAAACTGACATAGAAGATTTTACTCATGGTTTAGATTTTGTAACAAAATTAAAACCTAAAACATATAAATGGGATAAAAGAGCATGGTATATTTCAGAAAATAAAACAACAGAAAATTTATTAAATGCAAAACCAGATGGCTCTAGAAAAAAATCTAAAGTCCATATTGGTTTTATGGCTCAAGATGTTCTTGCTTTAGAAAAAGAAATAGGTTTTAGTAATAATAAAGATGATATGTTAGTTGTTAATCTAACAGAAGATGAAACACAATATGGTTTAAAATATGAAAGATTAGTACCAATATTAGTTAATGCAATAAAAGAATTGACAAAAAGAGTAAAAGAATTAGAAGATAAAGAATAAACGAAAGGAAATATAATGTTAAATACGTACATCGTAGAAGGTGGTGTTGGTAAATGTACTGCATTCACTGCTTTACTACCTAAATTAAAGAAAAAGTCAGAGGTGCAAATATATACACCTTACATAGATTGTTTTGCAGGAAACCCTGATGTTAAACTTGCATTAGAACAAACTATACCGTTACAAGATTCAAGAATTATGGCATCTGATAATATTTATTATTCAGAGCCCTACAAATCAAATTTTCAATTTGGTAAACAACATCTTATTGAAAGTTATTGTGAACATCATGGTGTTAAATATGATAAATCAATGACACCTAAATTATATACAGAGCAACACAAAGCATCTGTTAATAAATGGTTAGGTGATAATAATATTGGTAAATATATTATGATTCAGTTATCTGGTGGTCAAGCTAAGTGGAATTATGCAGATGGTGTTCAATATCAAAACATAAACCCTAATAGAAATTATCAACCGTTTCTTGCTCAACAATTAGTTAATATGCTTAGAGAAGAGTATAAAGATACAACTATTATAAATTGTGTATTACCTAACGAACCACATTTTAATGGTACAATTAGATGTGATTTACACTGGGCCGAGATTCATGAAATGTTAAAAGGATCTGAAGGGTTTATTAGTATTGATAGTTGTTTACAGCATTTTTCAGCATCGACCAAGACTCATGGTGTTGTAATATGGGGTTCAACAAGATGGACTCAGTTTGGTTATTCTCACAATAAAAACTTACATTTTCATATGGGAAAAGAGTGGGATGAAACTAAATTTATTGATAGTGATCCAAGAAATAATATGGTAGAACCTCAATTAATTATTGATAATTTTAAAAAATTAGATAAAACCAAAACTGTTGCATGTGCAACAAAATAAGGAGAAACTAATATGAGTGAAGTAAGAAACGCTGAACAATTAGCACAAGACTATACAGCTATGGGTCATTCTGTAGATTTAATCAATGGTATCATTGATGGTTCTAAAATGGCTAGTGAATCAGCTGAAGATAGACAAAATTGTGTTGACAGAAACGTTGAGCATTTAGAGATTATGGTTGCTAAAACTGATTGGGGAAGTGAAGACATGACTGCCACTAATTCAGCTATTACTGCAGGCAAAGCATACATAGCTATCTAGGAGTCTAACTAATGGCTTTTGGTATAAACGCTTTCGCACAAAGTGCGTTTTCATCATTAGTCAATAATAATAGTTCGCCTATATTGACTGGTATCCCTCTTGCTATGCAAGAAGGTAACGCCACTGTTACTGCCAATGCCGATGTAAACGTTACTGGTATAGCTCTTGCTATGCAAGAAGGTAACGCAACTGTTATTGGAAGTGCTGTAGTTGATTTAACTGGAATTGGTTTTGCAGCAACATTAGGAACTGCAAACGTTGTTATATGGACACAAGTTCCAACAGGACCTGTACAAACATTTACACCAGTCAATACAGGACCAGTGCAAACTTATACTGAAGTTAATACAGGAAATGCTCCTACTTCAGGTTATTATCCAGTGTCTTAATAAATTGACACTGCTAAACAAATTTAATATCATGCACTAATTTAGGAATTTAAAATATGGCTAATACTTTTTCAGACGATTTAAAACTCACAGTTCAAGGAACAGGAGATAATGCTGGAACTTGGGGTCAAATTACTAATACCAATTTACAAATTGTAGAACAAGCAATAGGTGGATTTGAAGCAGTTGGAATTACTTCAGGTGCAACTTTATCTTTTACTGATGGAACAAAATCTAATGGTAAAAATCAAGTATTAAAATTAACAGGAACTATATCTGGAAACGTTAATGTAATAGTTCCAGATGCTGGTTCAGGAACAGCTCCAGAAAAAACTTATATTGTAGAAAATGCAACAACAGGAGCACACACTGTAACTTTTAAAACAACTTCAGGAACAGGAGTTACTTTTAGTGCAACTGATAAAGGTAAAAAAATATTATATTCTGACGGAACTAATATTGTAGAAGGTGTAACTTCAGTAGGAAATTTAACTACAGGTACTGTTACTGCTACTGGTAATATAACTACTACTGGTACTATAACTTCTACAGGATCAGTTTCAGGTCCTTTGAATGCAGATAATCTTACCAGCGGGACAGTGCCCGATGCTCGTATTACAGGGTCTTACACAGGTCTAACAAACTTAACTATGTCTGGAGATCTAACAGTCGACACAGATACTTTAGTTGTAGATGCTTCTGCAAACACTGTTGGTATTAACACTGCAAGTGCTGCAAGAGCTTTGCATGTAGTAAGTTCTCAAGAAATTGTTGCACGACTAGAATCTTCAGGAGCTGCTTCAAGATTAAAATTAATAGACTCAAATACAACGTCTAGTAATAATGCACCACTTCTTTCTAGTGCAGGGGATTTATTTATGATAAATACAGGAAATGCAGAACGTCTTAGAATTTTAGCTAATGGAAATGTTGGGATCGCAAACACAAATCCGTCCGAAAAATTAGAAGTAACAGGAACTGTTAAAGCTACAGCTTTTGAAGGCGATGGTTCTGCATTAACAGGTATTAGTGCAGGTTTAGTAAATCTAGGAACAACAAGTGTTTCAGCTGCTTCTGGAATTACTATAACACTACCTTCTACATATAAAAAATTTTTTGTTACTGTTACTGGTCTTAAAGGAAGTGGAGGTATTGGTGTTCATCCTAATGTGCAATTTGGAGTTGGTGGTACTATACAAACTTCTAGTTTATATTATCAACAAGGTTTTCAATACAGAGGTGCAGGATCTGGAACTCCAATAGTTACATCTGAACTAATAGTTGGTAATCTTGCTGGCAATCCACTTATTAGTTTAGGACATCAAAATATGTATAATACTAATAGTTACAGAAATTTTAATGCACAATTTGAAATAGAAACAGGTACATCTTCATCAAATCCTGGTTTGAATTTTAATACTTTTGGAAATGTTGGAACATCTACCGCTGCTAATTATGTTGCTAGCGGAAGAGCAGCGTATAGAGACTTTGTTACAATTGATAGAATTCAACTTACTATCAGTAATGGATCAAGTTGGGATGCAAGTGGAAGTGTAACAGTTTGGGGATTAGTATAATGAAATATAATTGTATAGATGGAAAACTTGTTGAAATGACAGCTGAAGAAGAAGCAGCATTTGACGCTTCTATAATTCAAGCACAAGAACAAGAACAAAAAATAAAAGATGCTCAGGCAGCAAAAGAAGCTAAAAAAACGTCTGGTAAACAAAAACTATTGGATTTGGGTCTAACTGAAGAAGAAGTAAACGCTCTTATTGATAATTAAACAATTCTAGTTTACACTTTATAGTTACAATAAAATGGAGTACATTGTGTAAATGTTACAAAAACTTAATTTCAAACCAGGTTTTAATAAACAAGTCACAGAGTCAGGAGCTGAATCTCAATGGACAGATGGCGATTTTGTTAGATTTAGATATGGACTACCAGAAAAAATAGGTGGTTGGACACAACTTACATCAAATACTTTACCTGGTGCAGCTAGAGCACAGCACGCTTTTGCTAGTTTAGCAGGAGAAAAATATGCAGCTATTGGAACAAACAAAGGTTTATTCTTATACTATGGAGGAAATTTTTTTGATATTACTCCTTTAGACACAGCTATAACAGGAGCAACTTTTACAGTAACATCTGGATCAGCTACTGTTACTGTTAACAAAACAAATCATGGATTATCTGATGGTGACTACATAACTTTTTCAAGTGTAACTAGTCCCACAAACTCTGGTTATGCTACTACTTTATTTACAGATAATTCTTTTGAAGTTTTAAATTCACAAGCAAATACTTTTCAAATTACAATGCCATCAAACTCTGCAGGTGCTAGTAGTGCTACTGGTGCTGGAACAATTGATCCATATGTAACAGTTGGTCCAGCTGTTCAAACTGCTGGTTATGGTTGGGGTACATCTACATGGGGAGCAGGCACTTGGAATACTCCTAGATCAACTAGTAATGTAGTATTGGATCCAGGTCTTTGGTCTTTAGATAATTTTGGTCAAGTTCTTATTGCAACTATACACAATGGTAAAACATTTACATGGAATGCAGGAGCAACTAATGCAAGAACAGTTAGAGCTTCAACATCAACATCTGGTTTTTCTACGTCAGCTAATCCAACGGCAAGTAGATTTACTTTAGTATCTGATAGAGATAGACACGTATTTCATTTTGGAACAGAAACAACTATTGGAAATACATCAACACAAGATCCAATGTTTATTAGATTTTCTGATCAAGAAAATTTAAATGATTATACCCCAACAGCAACAAACACTTCAGGTACATTTAGATTAGATACAGGTAACGAGATTAGAGGAGCTATTCAAGGTAAAGATTATACTTTAGTTTTAACAGATAGCGCTGCTTATATAATTCAGTTTATAGGAGCACCTTTTACATTTAGTGTAAGACAAGTAGGTACTAACTGTGGACTTATTGGACAAAGTGCTTTGAGTTATTCTAATGGTAGAATTTTTTGGATGTCGGGCGAAGGTGGATTTTTTGTCTATGATGGTACAGTTAAAATGTTGCCGTGTCTTGTTGAAGATTTTGTATTTACAACAGGAGGAAATAACTTAGGTATTAATTACACTTCTGCAGGAATAACGTATGCAGAACATAATAGTCTATATAATGAAGTTAGTTGGTTTTATCCTAAAAATGGTTCTTCACAAATAGATAGATGTGTTTCATATAATTATGGTGAAAATTGTTGGACAACTAGTTCTCTTGCAAGATCTACATATATAGATCAAGGAGTATTTGATTTACCTTATGCAACTGAATTTAATAAAACAGCAACACCTGTATTTAATATACAGGGTATAACTAATACATCAGGAGCTAGTACATATTATGAACACGAAAAAGGAACTGATCAAGTAAATGCATCTGGAACTTCTTCTATAAACGCTTTTATTAGATCAGGAGATTTTGATATAACAGGCAGTAGAGATTCTGTAAGTTACAGAGGTGATGGAGAATTTTTTATGTCTGTAAAAAGATTTATACCAGATTATCAGTTAATTAGTGGTAATTCAAAAGTTACTATATTTATAAATGATTATCCAAATAATACAGCTACAAGCTCACCACTTGGACCCTTTACAGTTAATGCTTCTACTGATAAAATAGATACGCGTGCCAGAGGACGATTAGTTTCTCTTAAAATAGAAAATGATGCTGTAGGTGAAACATGGCGTTATGGTACATTTAGACTTGATGCAAAACCAGATGGACGTAGATAATGGCTAAAATAAGTGTATACATACCCGAACCACAAGAAGAATATAGTTCTGAAAATCAAAGACAAATATTAGAATCTATTGATACTGTAAAAAATCAACTTAACTTTGCTTTTCAACAAGACTTAAAACAAGAACAAGATATATTTAACTATTTCATGTCATGACAATACAATACAAAAGCGCTACATTTGATTTAACATCCACTAATGCAACAACAGTTTTGTCTATATCAACATCAGCTATTGCAATTGTTAGAACTGTACAAGCGGTCCATGATACGGCCAGCAATGTAAACGCACATTTAATACTAAAAAAATCAGGTGCATCTGATGTTAAAATAGCTTATAAAGAAATCAATAAAGATACAGATAGCATGTTAACAGGACCATTAAACTTAGAAGCAGGTGATGCTATTAAAATGCAAGCAGGAACTGCAAATGAAATAACAGGATCTGTTAGTTATGCATTAATAGATAGATCACAGGAGAATGGATAATGTCAGATGATCTACTTAAAATACATTGCACAACTACAGTTACAATAAGAAATACAAGAAAGAACAAAATATATGCTGATGAAACAGAAAGAGACGCTGATATAGCTGACCCTAACACAGATACAACAATTAATGATATTGAACAAGATGTTAGAGTAGAGATATCACCGAAAGGATTAGAAGCATTAAAAAGAGTGATGAACCAAAACAATGAATCAAACACCTAAAGGTGGGACAGAGTTACAATTAGGTTTTTTAAATAAATATGTAGATAAAGATCTACTAAATAAATTTTCTATTTGTACATCGGTTCCTGAAAAAATACCTCTTGATAAAGATAAGATAAATATTTTATGGCAAAAGAATTCATACGATCAACCGAATCTTGCACCATGGTTCACGGACCACGGCAATCATGACAAGTATGATTGGTATGTATTTAACAGTCATTGGACATTTGAAAAATTTAGAATAGCTTTTGATTTACCAACTAGTAAATGTGTTGTTATAAAAAATGGTATAGAAAAAATAGAACCAACAATACCTTATGTAAAAGGTCAACCTATAAAGATCATACATCAAAACACACCTTGGAGAGGACTAAATGTTTTATTAGGTGCTATGCAATTAGTAAAAAACCCATTGATTACTTTAGATGTATATTCTTCTACAGAAGTTTACGGTAAAGACTTTCATGAGGCTAATCATAAATTTTATGAAACATTGTACGAGCAAGCTGAAACATTATCTAATGTAAACTACATAGGTTACAAACCTAACGAGTATATAAAAGAACATATTAAAGATTATCAAATGTATGTATATCCTAGTATATGGGAAGAAACATCTTGTATATCATTACTAGAATGTATGGCAGGTGGTTTGTATTGTATTACAACTAATCTAGGTGCATTGTTTGAAACAGGTGCTGAGTTTCCAATATATGTTCCATATCTAACAGACCACAAGCAGTTAGCTAGAAAATTTGCAAATGCAATAGAAGCTGCAGCGTTGACTTTAGATAATAAAATTATACAAGAACATTTACAGTTTCAATCAAAGTATACTAATCAATATTATAATTGGAATAAACAAGCGATGGCCTGGACTAATTTTTTAAAAGGAGCAATTAATGCAAAATAATGAACCCATATGGTTTGAAGAAGAATCAGAAAGTATAGAAATAAATTTTGATGGAAAACCTAAATATAAAATTATGGTTTGTACACCATGTCATAGTGATGTTTCAATGCATTACTGTCAGTCTGTATTAATGTTTCAACAAAAATGTTTAAAGAAAAATATACTAGTTAGTTTTACAATGTTAAAATCATCATTAGTTACACAAGGAAGAAATCTATGTGTATCTGATTTCTTGAATCATGAACATAACTATGAGCATTTATTGTTTATAGACTCTGACATAGATTTTGAATTTGATACCATAATGAAAATGATAAAAGCTGACAAAGATATTATTGCCTGTCCTTATCCTATGAAAAACTATGATGTAGATAAGGCATGGAAAAGATTAAAAGAAACAGACATGGTTAAGACTAAAGAAGACTTACTTGCCAATGGTCTTATGTATCCAATGAAAGTAAAGGACAGAAAGAACATAGAAGTCAAAAAGGGCATTATGGAAGTAACCCATGCTCCTACGGGATGTATGCTAATCAAGAGAGAAGTGTTGGAAAAAATGATTAAAAAACACCCTGAATTAGAGATATTTCAACCAACAATTATTAACGGAAAAGAAATAAAAAGGGAGAATTTTTTTAATTTATTTGATACACTACATGACGTAAAAACCAAAAGATATTTTGGTGAAGATTTCGGATTTTGTCAAAGATGGAGAGATATGGACGGTAAGATACACGCTCTTGTAACTGAATACATAACCCATGTTGGGGAGTATCAATACAAAGGTCGTTTCTTTGATGAACTATTAAGTCTTAAACATATTGACGACACAGAAAAAACCAAATAAAATAACAAAATGGCTATAACAAGATCACAACAAGCTAGACAACTTTATAAAAACGGTAGACGTGTAGGTTTATTTGGAGGAATGTCACCAGGTGCTTTTGGTCAAGCAACAGGAGGTGGTTTTTCTGATAGAGAAAGAGGCGGTAATAGAGACAATGAAGGTGAAGGTCCTAATAGACAACAAAAAACACCAAAGAAAAAACCTAAAAAAACTGATAAAAATACAGTAAATAAAAAAAATTTTTTAGAAGATATTTTTATAAATAGTATGTACGGAAAACTTGCAGACGCTATTAGTAATAGCGGTATTGCTTATAATTTAAATGCAAAACAAAGAGAAAATTATTTAAAAGGATTAAAAGAAAAAGATCCGGATGCTTATAATGAAGTAATGCAAGATCTTGGAAGTCTAGGTTATGCTACTAACGTTGGTCCACTAGATTCTAGAATGGGTTTAGATATTGATTTTACAAATTTAAATACAGGAAAAAATGAATTAGGTGAACCTCAAGCAAAAGAAATTTTGGGAAAAGGTTATCAAAGTTATTTAGATGAAATAACTAACAGATTTATTCCAGTCGATGGACCTGGTTCTTATTCTGCAGATTCTAATATTTATATACCACCAGCTATAGAAGAAGAAGAAAAAGAAGAAGAAGAAGAAGACGTTCCTATAGCTTATAGATTTATGGCCGATGGTGGTAGAGCTGCTTTTCAAGAAGGCGGAATATTTTCAAGAATAGATGAATTAGGAAACGATATATCTTCTGCTGAACAAGAATTAACTTCTATTAATCAAAGATTAGACACAGCACAATCTTCTTTAGGTCAACCTAGTGGTGGAGGAGGAATTATGGATAGTTCTATTGTTCCTGATGCACCTGCTGTAGAGGCTACACCTTTTCCTGCAGTTACACCCGATGCACCTATTGCTGATAATATTTCTGTAAATCCTGTTGGCTCTCCTCAAAACACGTCTCCTATCAAAACTGTAAACCCTGTAGTCGGAGGAGGAAGAGTTCCTGGAGGACCTGAAAATCCAAACATTGATATAGGTACAATAAGTATCCCTGGTCCAATTTCTGGTCCAAGACCTGCAGTTGATTTACCTGGAGGAATGCCGTCAAAACCTATCATGAGTAATCAGGTGCTGCCTATGATTAATCAAGCAACACTTCCTCCTTTACAAGGTGGTGGTCCAAGAATTCCAAGACTTCCTCCTAACGTTAACACAGGTATATCAAACCTAGGCACCTATCTTCCATTGCAAACTGCTCAACAAGCAGGTAGTCTTGTTGGTTATGGTAAACCAGCTGATCCTAGAATGGGAGGAGTACAGGTTGCTGGAAACCCTCTTCAAGAAATGATGAGAGGTAGTTTTGCTGATGGTGGAATGCCTGAATATCAAGGTGGGATCATGGACATTGAATCAGGAAGACAACAATATTTTTTAGGTAAGTTGGTTAAGAAAGCAACTAGAGCTGTTAAGAAAGTTGTTAAATCTCCATTTGGTAAAGCTCTTTTACTTGGTGGATTAACATTTGGAGTTCCTGGAGTAAGATCAGGTTTTTTTAATAAAGGACTTATGGGAACTAAATCTGGAATAGGTTTTAAAAATTTTTTAGCTAATAAAGTATTAGGTGAAGGAACTAACCAAATATCAGGTGGTTTATTATCTAAATTAAAAAGTCCGCTTGGTTATATAACAGGAGCATCTTTATTAGCGGGATTGACTGCACCTAAAAGCACCTATGATGCAGAGGAAGAAGATGATTTTCGTTTAGAGATACCAGAAGAACAATATAGATTTTATGCAGAGGGTGGAGAAGTAGAACCAGTAGCTAAAAAAACTATGCCTTTATTAGACATGGATGGCAAAGAAATGGATTTTAGGGCTGAAGGTGGTTTTGTTCCTATAGGTAGAATGGAAAAAGCAGATGATGTTCCTGCAAGATTATCAAAAAATGAGTTTGTATTTACCGCAGATGCTGTTAGAAATGCAGGAGATGGAAATATAGACAAGGGCGCAGAAGTCATGTATAACATGATGAAAAACCTTGAAGCCGGAGGTGAAGTATCTGATGAATCGCAAGGCTTAGATGGCGCTAAAAGAATGTTTCAAACATCACAAAGACTAGAGGAAGTATTATAATGGCTACAACAACAACAGTTTCAAAACCAGCACCTTTTGTAGAAGATTTAGGTAAAAATTTAGCACAACAAGTAATAAGCCAAACAGGTGTTCCTATTGTAGGATCTGGAGCAGGTACTCTTACACAACAAGCAGGTGAAACAAAAGAACAATTTGAAGCTAGACAAAAAGCTGCTCAACAATTTGACGTTAGAAAAGATAGTTTAGCAGGACTTGCACCAGGTGTTGCTGGTCAAGATGCATTACAACAACAAGCACAAGCTTTAGCACAACAAGGAATAGGTTCTTATCAACCTTTTTTACAATCAGCACAAGCTGCTACGGGTCCACAAGCTTTTCAACAATACATGTCACCTTATCAATCACAAGTTATTGATACTACATTAAAAGAATTTGACAGGAACCAGCAAATGCAAGAACAAAAAATTAGAGATCAAGCAGTTGCTTCAGGAGCTTTTGGTGGAGGTAGAGAAGGTGTTCAATTAGCAGAGTTTGGTTCAGGAATGGCTAGAGAAAGAGCTGGACTACAAGCAAATTTACAACAACAAGGTTTTGAAGCTGCACAAAAAGCAGCGCAACAACAGTTTATTAATCAAAAAGGTTTAGCTTCACTAGTGCCAGGACTACAAGGACAAGATGTTTCGACATTAGGAAAACTAGGTGCAATTAATCAAGCTCAAAAACAAGCAGAAATGGATGCTGAAAGACAAGCAACAACAATGGCAGCTTATCAACCACAAGAACAAGTTGATAGATATGCAAACATAGTAACTGGAATTATGGGTGGATACCAGGGAGGATCACAATCAACTAATGTACCTAACCCATCACCAATGCAAACCGCTTTGGGTGCAGGAGCAACTCTTGCAGGTATATATGGTGGTTTAGGTGGAAAATTATTTTAATAATGAATAGAACATTAAAAAGACCAATGTTTAGAATGGGTGGTTCTACAGGAACTGGTATTACATCAGGACTAGATCAACCTAGAAAACAATATAATCAAGGATCAAATCCTTATGAAAAAGCATTAGCAACTGCTAAAAGGGGAGCTGCTGATTTAGAAAAATTTAGAGGAGAACAAGGTTTATTCAGTCCTATGGCTGGTCCAGGTTTTTTAACTTCATTTGGTTTGGATTTAATGTCTAGACCTTCAAGAGGAAGTGGATTAAGTGGCTTTTTAGCTACTGCAGCAGACTCTGCAAAAGAACCTTTCAAAACTTTTCAAGCAGCAAAGATGGCTGAAAGAAATAGAAAAGCAACTACCGCCGAAGATTTATTTACAAGTGCATTAGCTTCTGAATATGGATTAGAAGAAGCAAGAATAGATGCAGATGCTAAAAAAACTAGTAGCACAGAATTTGAAAAAGAGAGAAGAGTTCAGATGTTAAATTCTCTTTACGATAATAAAATTCTTAAAAAAGAAGTTGAATTAGAAAATGCTTCTCCTGAATCAAGAGAAAAAATTTTAGCTAGTATAGAAACTTTAAAAGAGGAAAAAGAAGATTATGCAAAATCTATTCTCGCAGGAACTATGACACAAGATGATTTTGTAAAAGATATTA